CCGCATGGTCAGCCGCATGGTCAGCCGCACGGTCAGCCGCATGGTCAGCCCAAGACACGATGTTAAACGACATGCTCAATGCAATTGAGAACCACACAACGGTTTAAGGAGTAGCACAGTGACAACAAGCACAAGCACGACAGAAACCAAGCGGTTAAAGTCCGGGGTATTGACCCGCCTGGACCCCAGATTGATCACAGTTGAACAAGGCTTCAACCCGCGTAGGTTTGATACCGATGCTGCCCAAAAAAGCCTTCTTGCTCTCAAGGCTAGTATCAAAGAGCAGGGTGTTCTACGCGACCTCTGGATTCGCTACGATGCCGGAACAGATACCCACATCTTGGTAGATGGCGGTCGGCGGCTCAAAGCAGTCAAGGAACTCATTGCCGAAGGCGTAGAGATCCTGACGGTCCCTGTCATCCAGAAGACGGCGGCTAATCCAGCAGACAGGCTTGTGCTGGCCCTGACTGCAAACGAAGGTGAACCCTTGACGCAGACCGAGGTTGGTGCCAGCTACCAACGGCTTGTCAACTACGGGTGGGATGTTCCCAGGATTGCGCAGAGAATGGGTAAGACTGAGCGGTATGTCAAGGACTCCATCGAGCTTGCAGATGTACCGGATGAAATCAAGTTGCTCGTGAACACCGGCAAGGTTACGAAATCTTTGGCTATCAAGACCGTGCGCACACAGGGAGACAAGGCTGCTGAAGCCCTGGAGGTTGCGGTCAAGGTGGCTAAGTCTGAGGGCAAGGCTGTAGCAAAGTCGGCCAAGAAAGCCCCTGCTGTGCAGACAACGGCAGTCTACAAGCTGGAACAAATCAGCATCATTATGCAGGAATTTGAAGCCATGGATACGGCTACTCTTGACTTCCACAAGTTTGCCGGTATCTTGGCAGACATTTCAGATGTGCTGGAATCTGATGTAGCGATTGGGAGGGCGGCGTGAAGGAATTGACAGATGAGCAGTCTTTGACGATTGGTCGCAGTGTAGTTGCTGCCGCAGTAGCACCCAACGGTGCCTATAGTATCGGTCCAGGTGGTCTAAAGTCCGCAGGCCGTGCAGCATACGAGGCCGTGCGACCGCTTGTGCTGGCTGAGGCGCTGGCAGAGCCGGATGGTAGCGAGTGGTATGACGCCACACGTTATTTCCGCGATGAATCATACATTGCCCCAGACGGCAAAGCGTTCCTTTCCTGCCGCTCAGTATCAGAGATGCTCCGCGACCGTCTCGCGCACCTAACCGCGAAACCGGACGCAGACGAGATCACGATAGTGAAATGGGTTCACAACCCGAAGCGATGGATTGTCCTTCAGGGCGGTTGGAATGTAGGGAACTACGGCGGTTTTGAAGATCGCAGGGACGCGGAACGATATGCCGCAGGGCTGCGGGTTGAACTTGCAGAAGCACGGGCAGCCTAACACGGCCTAACACAGTTTTACACAGCATAACCGATACGACAAGAGAAGGTGGGTATTATGTCAGAACTAAACGAACTTTTGAATTTCGACTCCATCGCTGAAGCTGAACGGCTTGCTGGCACGAGCTACAAAGAGAGCGACGCTGTAACGTGGCTGGGCTTGGGGCTGATGCAGGAAAAGAACAAGCGGCTGAACGCTATCCTGTCTGAGCGCAAGGATTCCCTATTCTCCAACACCCTTACATACTACGAAATGGTCATCGCAGAGGAAGGGTTTGTAAAAGTCCTGGAACTCCCCATTGTGGGCACCGAAGACACTTTCTTCATCTACTGGCACCCGGATGGCATTCTGCTCAAGTTCGATTCTTACAATGGTAGAAGCGTCAACGGGGGCAATTTCTACTACAACTGGAAGCCGAACGAGAACGCTGATTGGTCAGTTCTGAGCAGCCACAGTGGGCGCGTGGACGGAATCATTGCGGGCGACCACGACTGCCGTGAGGCCATCCGGTACCATATCCAGCGCCTTCGTGAAGAGGGGACATTCTTGAACCCGTGGGTGAAGCGACCGTTCTTGTGGCTGCTCCATTACATGGACACCAAGACTGAGGGCTACGATTACAAGTCCATTACCGCCGAGCGGATTGCCATGCTGCCAGAATATGTGCAGAGTGCGATTGTTCCTGTGTGCGTGGTATGAGCCAGATCAAAGTAGTGACACATTCCGGCAGCGTGTACTTCCTGGATTTACTCGCCAAGACGTGGGAGCGGGTTCTGCACAGCCAAGCAAGTGGCAGGTTGCGGACAGAGCGGGGACTGTACTTGGGCACGCTGTCTGTCACAGTAGGCAGACGGATGAATATACATTGCCCATCCATGTTTACAAATGGACCCGAGCGGATGATTTCTACATCGGCTGTAATTGAGATTGGAGCGGCGTGAACATCTTCACATGGTTGTGGTTGCGTTGGCACGGGTACTGCCCCAAGCATTTAACAAAACGGTCGTACTCCGGTGATCCCCCGAACGTGGGCAGCTATTGCTCTGAATGCTTAAACGCTGGCTATCTGCGCAGTCAAGCAAGACGCGCACAAGCGGATGCCAAGGCTGCTGAGATAATCAAGGGATTGAAGGGAGCGGCGTGAGCAGAACATGGCGAGCATTTTGGTGGGGATTCTTTCACCCTTTCGCAACCAAGGCGGAACACTACAAGAGGGCTGTTCAGGACGTGATTGACTACCCTGTGGATGGCAATGATGAGCAGTAGTGTGCAGCGTTACGATTTCTTCGATGGTATGGGTTACGTAGAGGGAACCCCGAACTCTAAGGGTGACTACGTACTCCATTCTGAGTATGCACAGAAAGCAGAATGGTCCGAGGTCACGTCCGAAAATCTTCCAAGGTTGGGCGACGAAGTTTTGGAAGTCTGGTTCAATAAAAGCGCCCGCGTCTTCCTCACAATCTGTACCCACAATTGGGATGACGGATTATTGTACTTGCCTAACGTACCAGTCAAGGTTTACCGCCGCCCGCTGAATGTGCCCAAGGAGAACAATGTCAGTTAAAGAAAAGGTAATCGGAATCGTGATGAACCGGCCCCCAAAGCCAGATCCCCAGGATGTTCCCATTGGGATTCAACAATTGATCGCAAGCGGTGTGCCGTTTATGGTCACGCCGAATCCCAATGTCATGTATGAAGGTGTAGAAGGGGTTGGCGAAGTTCCTGCCCCTATGGATGTTGAGACAGAGATGCAGGTACCACTCTTGCAGGCTGGTGTGTTGACCGTGGATGAAGCGCGGGCAGGGTGTGGGCTGCCTCCCGTGATTTCTGCGGTTGAGGAGATGAAGCCTCTCCTGAATCTGGAAGACGCCCAAGCATTAGCAAAGGAGTTTCTGTCTACCGAGCGGCTGATACCCGATGAAGAGTGTCTGCCCCAGTTCTTTGAGGACGACCGCCCTGTGCTGTGGACGACGACCGATCCTGACCCCGTTGTTACCACTGTGCAGCCTGAGTTCTGGGCACTGTCCCCCGACCAGTTTTCTGCCCTTGATGCAGTCACTCTCGGGTGCAGCGTCCAGGTTGTGAACAAATTAGCTGCCCTTGAATCAGAAATAAAGGCAATCAAAATGAGACTGGAAGGTGACAAAGCATGATGACAGAAAAGCAGATTGACTTGATGCGGTCTACTAATGAGGCAAACGAAGCGGCTGCGCGGGCCGCTGTTCTGGCAGTAGACCCAACCGCAGAATTGTCATTTCATTACATGGGGGCAGCCGAGTGGTACGAAGTTCGTTCTGGGGCCGGTAAAGTGCTTGGTGAGGCCGATGCTTCTACGGTGTTTACAGGTGCCGAAACCGCGTGGAAAAACGCATTGAAGAAACTGTCGAAATCAAGGCCAAAATAAACCTTGACTCTTAGATGATACACAGTGTACATTGTTAATAGTGACAAACGAAAGGATTATCACCGTGCGAAAGTGCAAAGACTGCGACGTAGAAATCCCGGCCATTCGGCTCAAGGCCAAGCCAAACGCAACCCTGTGTGTCAACTGCCAGGCGAAAGTAGACACCGTGATTTGTGCGCCTGCCACAGACATGGGGCGGCTGGGGTTTGCCAAGACGCACTCAGATGATCCCAAGATCCCTAAGTACGTCACCTACGGGTTGGCGAGCTTGTTTGAGTCGGAAGACTACAAGACGGGGACCGCAAAGAACACGATGCTGTACACAGTGAGCAACGCAGGACGCCAAGGATGGGCTGATGAAATGAAGAGGAGAGCGGCGTGAGTGATAACAGAAGTGGAACCGGATTTGGATTGGGCAGTGTAATCGCCGGGATTGTGTCGTGGGTTCACTGGCATAGTATCGGCTGGTGCATTCTCCACATTGTTCTTGGATGGGCATACCTCATTTACTACGTCGTGGTTTATGGATTCCACTAAAGAGAGTGGCGTGACTGCCCTGAAGGTGTTGAAGGTCGCTCTCTTGTGGCTGGCTGTGGGGTTCCAGGTTGCCGTGGGCGTGACCGTGGCTTTCTTAATCGGTATGTACATAGCGTGGTATTGGTAGGAGGGTAGTTGCTAACCCACGTTTTCAATGTTCTTTGGGGCTGTCGCCACAAGCGTGTAAGCTGGCCCCGATTTGATCTCAAGCGCGGTCAACGAGGGGTGTATGTAACTTGCTCCGACTGCGGTAAAGAAATCCCATACAAGAACACAGTGTTGGTACCGGATGCGCCGGTGAGGAAGAAGTGATGGCAGAGACGAAACGAGTGATACCGGAGGATTTGCAGCAAGCGTACAAGGATTGCAGCGATCCGTATGTGGTCCCTGAAACGCTTGAGTGGGCTATTACGAGAGACAGGTCTATGCAGCAGTTCGCCAAGTCCATGATCGAGCGCATAGCCGACCACGCCGCCGCGCTTGCCGCGAAGGACGCGGAATGGGTTTTGCGTTTAGCCAGCTTCCGCAAAGGACTGGAGTCGGCTGGTCTGCACGGACACTACAACATCTTCCAGCAACACTTCGGGGAAGATGCTGACAAGGGTGTAGAAGACCTCACCGCCGCGCAGCAGCAGATCGTGACGCTGAGGGAGGCGCTGGAGCGCGTGGTGTGGCGCGAACGCTCCAACTTTCCCGACAACCCCTATTGCGTGTTGTGCGGAGTGGGTCAGAAGTGGGCCGCCGTACATGGGCACGAGAGCAACTGCGCCCTCGCCAGCCCCGCGCCCACACAAGCAGCCAAAGGAGGCACCCATGCCGAATGAAGATGATGCGACTATCGAGATTGAGAAGGACGTAGAGAACTTTCGCAAAGTGGAGCAGGCCACAATCGCGCAGCTACAGGCAGAGGTCCGGCGCCTGACGGACCTTGTGCGCTATGCCCGACACTATCTGCACGATGAGCACTTAATCAGCGGCCAAGAGTTTGCCGCCCTTGTGGCTGATTCAGACAACGGCCAACGAGTCGCACGGTTGGAAGGCTATGACGGGATTGCACGGGAACTAGTTGAAGCGCGCAAAGACCGGGATCAGCGAAAAGCTGAGGCCGCAGTCGCTCTGGCAGTGCTGGTGAGAATCGGCACACCTGAGCAAATCCATGAGGCTACAAGCGCCATTCTCGCCTCGCGCGAGCCAGCGCAGCCGAGCGCGGAAGGAGGTAAGTGATGCTGTATGTGTATCTGCTGCAAATGATCCTCCACCAGAGAGTATTCGAGTTCCACCCCGCTGATACAACACAAACGTTCAGAGTATCTGCGCCGTATTGGGACGGCGCTACCGTTACTTACGCGGCGGCGACCGTAACAATGCGACCCGATCCAGGATGCGGTCGGTGGTCGGCGCAGGAAAAGCCCGATTCTCCAGATACCTGCGAATTACAGTTCGCATTCGACGGAGACATTGACGTTTCATGCGCCAAGCAAGGCAAAAGCAACATTTTTATCTGTACATGGAAGAAGCCACAGCCGAGCGCGGAGAAGCCATGAAGATGAGAAATGGCATCTTGATCGTGGCCGCCCTAGCCTACCTTGCGTGCGCTGCCTTACTCGTGCGGGATGCTGACGATGCACACAACCTTCGTGTGATGCGGCAGCGCAACATTGAGCGGGTCAGTTTCTACCAGAGCAATTTACAGTTCCGCAATCGCTGCCATGAATGGATTGAGTCAAATCCAAAAATGAAGATATGGGAACTCGAAGCCACATCGGATCGGATGGATAGCCTTGGTTACTACCAACTGACCGACGATATCCCATGTTGGGCTCTGACGGAGAAGCCATGAAATTCAACCCACGTAGTGTTCTCGATTGGGCGGGACTCATCATCTTTATCCTCAGTGCAGTTGTGGCCGTCTACACGACTTGTCTAAGACACCCATAAACCAATACAGTAAGCGTTACACCCACGAAGGATGAAACAAGATGAATAAAACCGCTAAACACTATTTACCATTCGTACCCGTCGTTATTGTGAGTCCGGTGCTTATAGCGTGTGTCGTGGCATTGGTAGATCCCAAGGTAAACCACAGGGTTGAATACGTCCGCGACCCTAGCCATCATTGTGTGTCTCAATCCAGTACGATTGCTCACAAATCCTGGGACTACTCGCAAGACGAGGTTGTGTGGCAGCGTGGTGAGACCTTCTGGCAGTGTGATGAACACATTGGTATCAATTTCTACGACAATGAAGAACAACCCTAAACTCAGTCACCCAAAAGGAACCTAGTGAAACAAACCATTTATGCAGTGTTGTTCGTGTTGTTAGCCATCCTTGCGGTAGGCTGCACCCATAAGGTACAGATTGTTCCCGCTCCTGTTGTTACGGCACCTGTAACCCCTGTAACCCCTGTAGCCGCTCCTGCGCCTGTGGTGCCAGTAGTACCAGCGGTCCCCCGACCTGTGCCTCCTGTGACAGCACCGGCTCCCAAAGCGGAAAAGCTGATCAAAGTCAGATGCCCACAGGACATTACCAAACCTTGCGAAAGGGTGCCCGAATGAGTGACGAAATGGTTTACTGGAACGCGTTCTTCGCTGCACTTGGCGGGAAGGTGTTTAGAAATGTCAACTCTACCCACGAGCACCTTGTTGAGTGCAGTCGGAACATTGCATTGGAAACCCTGAAGCTACACGATATCGAGGTTCCGTACAGTGTTCGGAAGCAGTTGGAGAAGTCTTAGCTGATTCCACAAGCGATATGATAGAATTGGAATATAGATTAGAAAGGGATAAATGAGCACAGCACTTCCAACCTGGATGGTGTTTGAAGATGTAGACATGGACGCAGAGGAAGTCGCGGTTCCCAGCTACAAGTTTTACGGGGACAGCATAACCCTTTACTTTGAATCCGGCCCCCATATCTACTACAAATTCAACGAACAAGGAGACCGCGAGAACGTAGATGGCGTAACCACGATCCTGAATGTGATTTCCAAGCCCTACCTCACCGCGTGGGGAACTAAGCTCTGCATCGAGACGCTGAAGGAGAAGATGTTCGACTCCAACGGGATGCCAATTCCCTACAGCACGGAAGAATTGTTTGTTTGGTTTGAAGAAGCCAAGAATAAGCACAAGGAAAAGTTGGAGACCGCAGGGGACATTGGAAAGATAGCGCACAATTCCCTAGAGCAGAATATCAAGTATGCCATAGCGAACACTGACGGTGTGGTGAAGTCCTTGGTGGATCTACCCACGCACGAGCAAGCCTACAATTGCGTCCAAGCCGCCAAGGGGTGGATGGACGCGCATAACGTCCGCTGGCTGCATACTGAGAAACTTGTGTACTCCCGGCTCTACAATGTGGCCGGAACCCTAGATGGTGACGCGCTTGTGGACAGTTGTACCGACCCTTTCTGCAAAGGGTGCCAGGGACGGGTATTCAAGGACCGCCGTTCCATCATCGACTTCAAGAGCAGTAACTATCTCTCGAACCCAATGGCGTATCAAACCGCGATGTACCAGTTCATGCAGATTGAGGAGTTCGGGGAACCAATCTTCGACCGCTGGGTTCTACGCCTTGGTAAGAGCCAAGGGGACTTTGAGTTTTGGTACTTGCCGGATGTTTACTTTGAGGCAGATTTGGAGGCGTTCCTTGCGGCTCTACATCTTTACCGTGGCTTACGCGATGTGGAAGAACGGCGGCGAATTGATAAGAAAGCATTCACAGAATTGACACGCTCTGTCAAGAAAGAGGCAAAGGCAGAAATCAAATCCCAGGAGAAGGCAACCAAAGCGGCAGCCAAGGCAGAACTAAAGGCTGCAAAGGCACTCAAGCTGGAAGCACAGAAGGCTCATTACAAGCGTCTACGAGCCGCAGGAACGCCTGTCGTTGAAGCCAAGGCTCTCGCATACCCCGTTGAGGTTGTAGAGGTTCCTAGCGAGATTGCACAGTCTGCAAAGATTGAGAAGCCGGTAGTAGAAAAGCCTATCAAGGATCTCCCACAGCAAACGGCACCAAATGAATGGAGTTTGTAGGTGGATCATTCCCAAGCACGGACAGGTATGAATTCAAGCAAGCGAAAAGGCATTCTCAAGGATCTGTGTATGGCACAGGCATGGAGATGCTTTTGGTGCGGGCAGCTAATGGACAACTCAGATCCTAAAGCACCGCGTTATCGAACCTTGGAACATGTCACAGCAATTGCGGGCGGTGGGAGCAAGGCGAAAGATCGAAGCAATCTTAGGGCAGCGTGCAGCGAGTGTAACCAGTTGAGGGGTGAATTTCATGGGCTGCGCTTGTGCAACGGGAGGCTTACGGAGGAAGTCAGCCGATTGAAGGTGAGGTTAACCGAAACTAAAGAGGCTCTGCATACGGCCACCGATAGGGTTACTGAGTTGCAAAACGTGCCCGCGCCACACTGCTACTGGTGCAGGGCAAAGGGGCGTATCAAGGAGTGGTTTTACAACATCAGTCACAGCAACTACATCTGGGCAGTACGTTACCGTCACCCTCACCCCGATTGTCTAACCACTCACCACCGACATCAACACCTTAACCGATACAACTACAAATAGGAGACATAGATTAAAGTGTGAGGCCACTAAAGACTTGCGCGAAATGTAAGAAAGAGTTACCCGCGACGGTCGAGTTCTTCTTCAGGCAAGCCAGGGCTAAGAGTGGGTTGAAGTCTCGTTGTAAGGTGTGTCAGCAAGAAGACAGCAATGTATATAGGCTGGCTAATCCCGAGAAGTTCTCAGGCTATCGTGCAAAAGCATACAAGAACGACGCGGAGGCAGAGAAGAAGAGGACCGCGAAGTACCGCAAAGATCACCCGGAGAAGATAAAGAAGTACCCATATAAGAACAAGCCTCAGTACCTACGGCAGCGGCGGGCGTATTACGCACTCTACCCCACAAAGAGGCAGAAAGGCACACTGAAGAAGAACTATCGACTTACAGTGGAGCAGTATCAAGCAAAGTTGGTAGAACAGAACTTTAGGTGTGCAAATCTGGGTTGTTCTAACTCCGTGGTAAAGGGTGGTCATGTAGACCATGACCACACATGCTGCCCGACCCGCGAATCCTGCGGTAAATGTGTCAGGGGTATTCTATGTCCTGGGTGCAACACCGGCTTGGGAATGCTCAAGGACGATATCGCAAGAGTACGAGGGGCTGCGGCCTATCTTGAACTCCACCTTGATAAACGCTTAACCGATTCAGCAACCGAAAGGAATACAGATTGTCTACAGACCTCGTAAACATTGAAACGCAGAACGCGATTGTGAAGCAGCAGAGTGATTCTTGGGGTGAGGAAACGGATGAGATCAAGCCGGTCTATATCGCCCTCAAGCAACCCACGTCCGAAACCCTTGATGCGTTCAAAAATGGTTCGTTCGTGTACAAGACACTTGGCAAGTCTTGGGACAGCATGAACATCATTCCCTTGCAGATCCTCAAGACCCGCAAGAAGCAGACTCCCTACCAGCCTGGGGTCAAGTCGGAGACACTGTGCCGGTCCAACAACCGCATCGTGCCTGTCACGAATGATGACCGCTTTACTCCGCTGGCTACAACTTGTGCAAGCTGCAAGTACGGTGATGCGGCTTGGGCAGGTTATGACAAGGCGACCAAGACCGGCACCAAGCCTTCCTGCGACAAGGAGATTCAGGTTCTTTTCATCGAGCAGGAAAGTGGACAGCCCTATATCTACAGCGTGCGCGGAACCGGCGTCAAGCCTGTGGAAGCCATGTTTGAAGCAATCAAGGCCATCTCCAAGGATGTGCAGGGTCGCAACGAAACCGCCAATAGGCTCGCAAGGGGTACAGGTGTTCGCCCCCAGATTTACGAGTTTGTTATCACGATGACTTCAGAGCGTGCGGGCAAGAACTACATCCCCAAGTTCACGAAGGTTGTCCAGATGACGCCAGAGAATGCGGCTTCATTCGGACCCTTGTATGAGCAGTTTGTTACTGCCCGTCAGTTGGCGTTTGAGAATCGCGCCAAGGAAGCCTCGGTTGATGCTGCCATTGAGTCGGGTGAGGTTGAGGAGCAGGAGCCGGTCCAGGCTGCCGCACAGGTTCAGCCAGAGTACCTTCCGCCCCCGACCAAGCGCCGTGCAGGGACTCGTCCTGTGTACGTTCCACCGACCGAGGATAAACAGCCCATCTAGTCAGCAGACATAACCGATACAGCATGGGGCACGCTTGTGAACGGTGTCCCAGATAGAAGGAATACCTTATGGAAAAGTGCGACACGAATTTGTTTCATCTTTGGCTTCACTGGCTACGCAGTCTCGGGGGCACTTTTGAACCCGTGCGTGACCTAGATGAACCCAAGCCCCGTACAGGACGTAGAGACCCTGACAAGAAACCCCGTATGAACCCCGTAGGCACCAATGCTGCATATTGGACCGCGCAAGCCAACTCACAGAAGTAGAGAGGAACATTAGATTGCCTAAATTCAATCCGGTAGCACCTGTTGTCATCCCGGCCCCTGCCATTGTGCAGAGAGACGTTTCCAGGGCGGAAGAAGTCATCCAAAGCATCCAGAAACTTGAGAGCGGGCTGTCTACATCGCAGTTTGATTTGGGCTTTTTGCTGGCAGAAGTGAAGCGGGACGATCTGTGGGCTGCTCACAAGGCTCTGAGCTTTGATGAGTTTGTCAAAAACATGAGGTTCGATATTTCCCCGCGCCAAGTCGCCTACTTGGTGACCATCGCTAACAAGAGCCAGCAGCTTGGCATCCCTCGTGAGCAATTGGTGAAAGCCAAGATCAGCAAGGTAAAGGAGATTTTCAAACTCGACCCAGAGACAGAGCACAAGGACGACGCCACGGGCAACATTGAAATCGTGAGCGATCTTATGAAGCAGTTGGTGGTTGATGCGCCCTTCAAGACATTGGCAGAAATCAAGAAACTGGTGGACGACATCATTGGTGTGGTAGACCCCGATGGCAAGCCTGTGAAGGATACGGTCATGTACCGCACGGACCAGTTGGCGGTTGTGGATATGGCTATCAAACTCAACATGCTTCAGGCAGGGGAGAGTGCAGAAGGGTTGACTGGATCTGACAAGCAGATTGCAAGGGGCAAGGCGCATGAACGCATTTGTGCAAACTATCTCGCAGACCCCAACAACGAAGCAGAAAAACTCGGCACCCCTGGAACCTTCGTGGATGATGATGGCACCGTGTACGAGTTAGGGGACGGAGAATGAAAGTCCCTATCTGCTGGGAATGTAGAGATTCAAGTGGCCTTGAGGAAACCGCTGTAGACGGTAAGCCAATCATGGTCTGCTCCTACTGTGGCAACAAGGCTTCATCTGTGGAAGAAACCCGGTTACACAATGGCAACCTACCTACTAACGACCCCATGAAGGTGTTAGGGGACTTTCATTCTGCAAGCAGTTACGCCATCCGGGCATTCACAACCCCGCTTGGCAAAGTCAGGATGAATGTTTCTACGAATTCAAACTTCTGCCATTCGGTAACGGCGGATGGTGTGGTTTCAAAGAGTATCAAACGGTACGTAGATAGTGACTGGAGTTCTGAGGCGTTCTCATCCGTGCTGGCAGAGTACCCCGAGAATATGGCGGGTGTCTTCCAAACCCTGGCGATTGTTTCCAAGATCGTGGGCGAGTTGCAGAGAACCGTAAACCCTGTAGTGGAGTTGGATTTGGACGCAGAATAGATGCCCAAACGGTTCATACTGTCTGAGAAAGCATACGCTGCTCTACGGACAAAGGTCTACCAACGCGATAGCTTCAAGTGCCGTAGATGCGGGGCTAGTAACGTGTCGGCACATCATATTTGGTGGAGGTCAGCAGGAGGGCCGGATACAAGCGGAAATCTGGCATCACTCTGCGATACCTGCCACAAGATGGTTCATGGGCTAATCAAGGGCAGATATTTACAAATCCTGGCAAAATCTGGTGACCCCAATGAGATCCCAGATGCGGACAAGGGACTTAAATTCACGATTCATAACAAGCCTCAGAGGAGAAACAAGTGGACAACGTAACTAATACCAGCCCCTTTGCAAGTCATTGGGCAGCAGAACCCAAAGACGGTCCCAACCCTCTCTACCACAATGGTGTCAAGGTTGGTACATACGAGTCGGGAGTAGGTAGCCCCATCGGCATCCTTTCGGGACTTGATGGTAAATCCTACAAGTCGTGGAAGGAAGTCATTGATGCCAACAGCACGTTCTTTGCGCCGAGTGGCGTTGTTGAAGGCTATGATTTGGACACATCCTTTAACCCCGAGGACTTCAATGATCTGCCCCGTGACACGCCGATGTGCAATGGTGACTGCCCTGAGTGCCGTGAGGAAGCCGCTGATGACGCTGTGTTTGTCAGTGTGAACTCTGACGGTCGAATCTTTGTGCAGATTGACGACGACATGAGCATCGTGTTGACGGCAGACGAAGCCGCATCGCTCATCGCCAAGTTGGAATGGGCTGTTGAAGGTGTAAGCGCACTGGAGGTTATCTGATGGCTGCTCGTAAACGCAAGAAGATCGAAGGCGCATCCCGCAATATCTACATTGTCACCTACACGCGGGACACAGCCAACGGCACCAAGGAATTTGAAAATCAGTATGCAGCCGATGTTTACGCCACAGCAGAACTAATGGCGCAGGACATTGACTACATTTACACAAGCCAGATCATCTCCATTAAGAGAACCGACCAGCGTGTGACCTACGCATTCCCAGTAGTCTAAGGAGATAACTTGCTTCGGCCTTACCAAAGTGACTGCGTGAACGCAAGTTTGTCCCGCAGAGCAGCGGGGGTAAAGCGGCAACTCATTAGCTTGTTCACGAGCGGGGGTAAGACGGTGATCTTCGCCAACCTACCCCAATATATGCCCGTGGACAAGCGGATGATGATGGTTGTCCACACTGATGAACTTGTTCGCCAAGCAGTAAAAAATATCAAGCACTGGAACCCTGGTCTGGAAGTTGGTGTTGAGAAAGCAGAGCAGTACGCTGGGGATGAGCGCGTGGTGGTTGCAAGTATCCAGACCTTGGGCACGGAGGCTGGATACAAGCGGTTAGCAAGGTTCAATCCCAACGACTTCTATTTCTTGATTATTGACGAAGCGCACCACGCGACCGCCGTGACGTACAAGAATGTTATCAGGCACTTCGGTCTATTCGAGTCTGCCCCATACACTACATTGTGTGGGTTTACAGCAACACCCAATCGTGGGGACGGGCAGGCGCTTGGGCAGGTATTCGATGAAACCGTGTTTGAGTATGGCATCCAAGACGGTTTACGGGATGGATGGCTGGTTGACCCTATCGGCATCCGTATCCGTCTCGACGCCGATATCAGCAAGGTCGGGACCAAGAAAGGTGACTTCGACAAGGACCAACTTGCGGCTGCCGTAAACACTCCTGCGTGTAATGAAGAAATGGTTAGACGCTGGATGGAAGAAGCGTGGCCCCGCCGTACCATTGGATTCACCGTAAATGTAAAGCACGCGGAAGACATGGCAGTGGTGTTCCAGCGCCAAGGGATTGCTGCACAAGCCATCTCGGGCAAGGATTCGCGGGATGTTCAGAGGCAGAAGATCGCTGCATTTGCATCCGGTGAAATCATGGTGCTGCTCAATTGCCAGCTAATGATTGAGGGTGTAGACATTTGGCAGATTGAGTGTGTACTGGATGCTGCGCCTTGCAAGAGCCAAGGCAAGGTAGTTCAGAAGTATGGTAGAGGTTTCAGATTGCAGGAAGGCATCTGGAACATGAATGAGTACCGAGCACAAGGGCTGCTCAAAGACGAAGACAAAAGTGACTGCCTCATTATGGATGGTGCGTGCAACACAGGCAAGCACTCACTTGTAACCCTGTCTACGCTGTTCGGGCTTGGGGCAGATTTGGACCTCAAGGGGCGGTCGGTGCGGGTTGCGGCCAAGGCGATTGAGGATGTACAGAGACAGTATCCCAACCTGGATATGTCGAAGCTCAAGGACATCACTCAGATCAAATCATACATTGAGTCGGCTAATCTGTGGGCTGTTCGCTTTGCAGAAGATGTGATGGACTTCAGTAAACTCCAGTGGCATTCTCCTGCACCCAAGACGTACAGGTTGCTTCTGCCCAAGGGGGAACAAGTCGTAGTCACAGAGGATCTGACCGGGAAATACACTGTGGCTGGGGTTGTTAACACTGAGCGGTTTGAAGAAAGAAACATCAAGTCGTTGGCAGAAGCCATTAGGTTCGCAGACAGAACCGTGAGTACCAAGGGGAAGGAAATTCTCACATTGCTGCGCCGAGAGAGCAAATGGCATTCAGAGCCGGTAAGCGACGGGCAGCGTGCTTTGCTCAAGAAGCTGAAGGTGCCTGATGCCGCTGTAGCCAAGATGAATAAGGGCGATGCGGCCAAGCTGATTACTTCCAGGTTTGGTAACAAGCAGCCATAACGGATATACTATATCTAAGGATGTGATAGTGGAACCAACTAAAGCGGAACTCTACTGTGCTACTAAGGGTTGGACATACGGCATAAACGGGAATCAGCTAGTTCTACAGGCGTGCCCATTCTGCGGTCGGGACAAATTCTATATCAACAAGGACAACTTCCTCTGGGACTGCAAGAGTGGCAACTGTGGCAAGAAGGGCAACGAAAAGACCCTGAAATATGCACTCGGGGATGCCATTGAAGGGATCGAATCGCAGCACGATAATGTACAAGCAGCAAACAAGCCTGCCCCGCTGCCGGATGTAGAAGCCGCCCACGACTGGTTGCTACAGAACGACAAGTTGATGAACTTCCTGAATGATGACCGGGGCTGGTCGGAAGCCACAGTTCGCAAGATGAAGCTGGGGTTGGGCACCAAGTGGATTCACAGCGTTAAGCAGATGGTGCCGTGCCTGATGTACCCATACTTTGCGGGCGAGCATTGTGTATTTGTCAAGTATAGGACATTACCCCCAGCGGAGAAGGACTTTGCCGCCACAGGTGGGCGAGAGAACGGGTTGTACAACCAGAATGCAGTGAAGAAGGACATGGAGTATTTGCTGCTCGTAGAGGGTGAGGCCGATACCATCTCCGTGATTGAGCAGGGCGAGTTAAACGTAGCTGGGATTCCAGGCTGCGAGTCCAAGAAGGTGACGTTTGATCATTTGCTGACCCTGCCCAAGAAGAAGTATCTGCTATTCGACAATGACGCTGCTGGTCAACACGGGGCAGAAGAATTTGCAAACAGGTTCGGGGTCTCGGAGTTTTACAACATCGTGCTCCCCGAGTTTGACTTGTCGGAGCCGGTTGGGGACAGGACCAAGGGCAAGGATATTTCAGAATGGCTTCTTGAAGGCTACACATTGGCAGACCTCAAGGTGCTCATGGATCAAGCCACTCCGTTTGAGATGGAAGGCGTCTCAGGGATGGCGGGGGCACTTGAAGACTGCATCAAGGAGATGGAAGAAAAGGGGAACTCTGACCCCAGGTACAACTCTCCGTGGCCCAGCTTGAACCGTTGCATGGGCGGTATGGAAGACGGGGATCTCGTCATTATCCAAGCGGCCCAGAAATGCGGGAAGACGACCATGGCGCTCAATTGGGTTGACTACCTTGTGACACAGTTTGGCGTGAATTGCTTCGTGGAATGCCTGGAAATGAGCCAAGCACGGTTGGCCCGCAAGTGGGCATCCTTTGTAACCAAGACGGATGACACACCGGGCCGCAGTGAATTGACGGCAGCCAAAATCAGGGAAGCCATCACAATTAGCCGTGACCGGCCCAATGAAATCCTGTTTGGTTACACAACCCTGAAAAGGGAGGAAGATGCCTTTGAGCGCATCCGTAAGGCGGTCAGGAGGTACGGAGTCAAGGTTGTGGTGTTCGACAACCTGCAATTCCTCGTTGATGTGACCCTGACCAAGAGCCAAGCCGGGAATCGAGTTTCTTACATGAGCCAGTTGACCAAGAAATTTAAGTCGCTGGCAATGGAACTCAAAATCGTAATCCTGCTGATTGCGCAGACCAAGCGGCTGGATGAAGACACGGTAGCAACAAGCAACAGCTTGGAGGGTAGTTCTGCCCCAGCGAATGATTGCGACACGATGTTGGTTATGAATCGCAGCAAGGAAGCCAATGTCAGGAAGAAGTCGGAATTGTCCATGATGGGGAATATGCAGACCAGCGAGAACTACGCGCCGGAACTCTACATCAAGACAGATCTCAGCAGGTTTGCACCGGGTGGTTGGGCCACATTACACATGCAGGGTGAAATGAGTTGGATTCGGGAGCGGACTACGGACGAAGAAGGCAAGAGCGGCCCCAAGGACACGGCAAACGGTATTCCATTTGAAAAGCAAGCGGCTGTGGTTGTAGTTGCCGCAGAGGAAGGGGTTCAGGCTATATGAGCAAACTGTATGCAATGTGGGTTCTTTGGCGGAACGGCTACTGTACCAAGCATTTGGTGCCGAAGCAGCGCGGTATGCGGGGTGTGGGTTGGTGCAAATTGTGCAACAACGAGTTCATGGCGCGGAAAGACCAAGGCATCGAGAAAGCAAAGAAGAGGCTGGGGGTTGAGGGAACGACATGAGTGAAGTAGTAAAGATTGAGGTAGCCCACATCTTGGACGACGGGACAACGGGGCTTAGTATTAGCGAACACGGCGGGTTTGAGATGCTGCCATACACTAACCCGAACGTTCTACGGTTTTCGAGAGCGCGGGATGCCGCGAGCTTCAAGGTGTTCATGTACAACCACGATAATGGGTCATTGGCGCAAAAGGTGCGACCCGTGGAACATAGTTGGGGGTGATTAGTGGCTAACATCTACCCGGATGCTCTCCTGGACGCCCAAGGAGCGATTGTCTGCACTCAGACGGGTGTAGACCTGCCAAATTACTCCGGGGCTGTCCTAGCCGTCTTCAAGGGGCAGCCATGGGTACTGTGGTTGTCCCTCAACCCAGACGGTACACGAAAGTGGGATGTCATAACCCAAGGGAGTCAGCTTGTGATGGCGGATATCGACGCATTTCTGAAAACCCGTGTCACAAATGGTGGTTCAGATATCACATTTACAAAATAAGCAAAATAATGGTTGACTCCAGCCTGTCCCTGTGTAAATATGGGACATCGGCAAAATTGAAAGAGGCAAATTTCTAATGAAGTTCCCAATCCTGTACCATACCGCGAAAACCGGAGCCACCCATCAGTGGGAGGTTGAATCCATTGGCGACCAAATTGTAGTCAAGCATGGGCAGGTTGGAGGGGTACAAACGACTGCAACCACGGTCGCTACCCCGAAGAACATTGGCAGGTCCAATGAAACCACAGGATCGCAGCAAGCCGAAATCGAGGCTGCTGCCCTCCACAAGTACAAGCTGGACCGTACCTACAGCCTGACTCCATCGGAGGCCAAGGACGTGGTTTTGCTGCCCATGTTGGCCCATCCAATGGCAAAGTATGAGCACAAGATTACCTACCCTGTTTCAGTGCAGCCCAAGTTGGATGGTTGCTTTACCTACCACTCATCAATTGTGACCGAAAACGGCCATCAGCCAATCGGTAAAATTGTCGAGGAAAAGATACCCTGCAAGGTGCTGTCCTGGAACGAGGATAATGGGGTGTTTGAGTTTAAATGCGTTCTCAACTATTTTAACAATGGGGCCGCGCCGCAGGACGATTGGTGTGAGATCAAACTAGAGAATAACCGGCGAATTAAGACGACATGGAACCATCAATTTCTCACAAACAAGGGGTGGGTAAAAGCGCGGGATCTCAACGCCGATGAACACAGGATTGCGTCGAACACCGCAGACTCAAGGGTGATGGGCCTACTGATGGGTACCCTGTTGGGAGACGCCAATTTATCTTTTGATAAACGCCACAAGGATATATCCCCTAGATTGACGTTCGGCCACGCCTCAAGGGAATTGCTCGAACACAAAGTTAAGGTGATGGGCATTGCGGGAAACATCTCTGAAGAAACATCTGGGTACGGCAGCAAAATATACCGCTTCTGCTCCTCAAATCACATCGACGCAAACCTCGATGTTTTTTACCACACGTCCCCGAGTTCCGCAAAGTGGGGAACTCGCCGCCCGGTTACACAGGCCATGCTGCACAATTATCTGAGCCGTGAGGGACTATCGCTTTGGATTGCCGATGACGGGACTTTGCGTAGCAACAACGGAAACAAAGAGACACCAATCCTTCAAATTGCTACTCATTCTCAATCTGACGAGGAAGTAAAGGAAATCGTGGGCTACTTTACTTCATCCTGGGGAGTAACCCCTACGCCTATCAAGGATAAGCGGGTCGAAACGGGAGGTGGTTGGTTTCTGAATTTTAAGACATCAGACACCGTTCTTCTTCTCAGCCGTTTAAGAGAGGTTGTTTGGGAAGGCGCAGAATACAAATTCTTCTTTCGTCCCGAAGCATACGTTCAGCCTACTGTCGATGTACTCACATACCAGTTGTTCAAAATTCATCGGTGCCGTAAGTCTCTACCGATCACAAAGTATGACATTGAGGTAGAGGGTAATCACAATTACGTGGTTAATGGGGTAATTGCACATAATTGCCGGGCGCTCGCAAGGTGGAATCCAGAAGGCACGAAGGTCATCCTGACTTCACGCGGCGGCAAGGAATGGAAAGTCACCCAGCACATCAACGAGGCGCTGGAAGCCATTCTGCCCAAGGACGCTGTGTTTGATGGCGAGATTTACCTACACGGCAAGACGTTCCAGTGGATCACAGCCAGGACCAAGAAGAAACAGTCTGGGACCGAGTTGCTTGAGTACCATGTCTACGATATGCCGGAAGTCGGTGGGCAGGATGACTTGCCGTGGCAAGAGCGGATGGTGGCTCTCTACGGCGTGTACAACACGGTTGGTTGGGCGGGTTCAATCACGCCGGTCAAGGCCGTCCCCACATCCGGGGCAGGGACGCCACAAGTCGTCAAGGCATTGCACGACCAGTACATCAAGGACGGCTACGAAGGTGCAATCGTCCGCACCCTGGACGGCTTGTACGAATATGGGTTCCGTTCACAGGGGTTACTCAAGCTCAAGCAGTTCGATGACGCTGAGTTTACCATCGTGGGGTACAAGAGCGGAGAAGGCATCGAATCGGATCTTGTCATCTGGCGTTGCAAGAATGACGTAAACGATTTGGAGTTCGACACCCGCCCCAAGGGAACCCATGACGACCGAAAGAAGCTGCTCTTGAACGCTACTACATTTTATGGGCAGAAACTTCGGGTCAAATACTTCGGGCGTTGTGATGGTACGGATTTGCCAAGGTTCCCAATCGGGGAAGGCGTGAGACTACCGGAGGACATGGATTGATGGACACATGGACAGCCTACGAAACCAACTGGCCCCACCCTCCACCGGGTGATTGGTTCTGTATAGGGCTAATTTTTCGGGAGTTCTCGTGCAGGCTTGAGTTTGAGCTATTCCGCTTGAGACACCCAAGGTTCAAAGGATGAAACTAACCGAACTCAAAAGAATGGTAACAATCTGGGCAGAGCGTTTGCAGGTCCAGGATTGGACCCTGAAAGTGAGATTCGCTCGCCCTGATGAAGTTGAAAGCGGTTGGGGTTTCTGTTACCCCAACGCGCACACGAGGGAAGCGGAGATTGTCATTGTAAACCCCGCAGATTATGCGGAGGAAGATCGAAAAGATGCCACTAAGGATGTAGAGGTTTTTGCCGTTCACGAACTCTCACACCTTCATTTCGCACCCTTCGCTACTCAAGAAGGATCTGCCCTGGAAACGTTGGAAGAAACAATTATCTCCACAATCAGTAGGTTGTTGGTTGCAATCGACCGGAAAGATGAAGCCGTACTTGGGCGCAGGTTGTCAAAGCGTGCTGCCCTCAATCCTCCAAAGACCAAGCTGCACCCACCCACGATTCAAGAAAAGGACACACAAATTGTCAATCCTGAAGACTAGCCTTGTCGCTGAAACCATTGAGCCAACTGTCGCACTCACTCTCCAAGAAGACGGAGAAGGTAACATCATCCTCGTGGGCACGTCTGAGGATGGGGAGCAAGCAAGTTTGTTGACCATTGATTCCGAAGGTGTCGTTGTATTGCACGCCGGTATCCCCTACGCGCTGGGATTCAATTTGGATGCAGATGGCCGCTTGTTGGCCTTTCGGGAGGATGTCAGCTAATTCATGGTGGTTAAACGGACAAGGAAAAAGAAAGTACCCAAGATTAAGCCCCTGAAGTCGCCAATCGAAGCAGCAAAGGCAGCAAAGGCTAGAGAACGGCGGCTTCAGGTCATATTTAATACATGCTCAACCGAATATGAAAAGGTGTTGGTATATCAGAATCGGGCCTGCGGGGTTACCAAGCTGCCTACAAGCCAGCTATATTTAGACCACGATCACGTCTCGGGTTTGCTCAGAGGGCTGCTATCCTACAAAATTAACAAAGGGCTGGCTTACTTCAATGATGACCCCAACCTACTGAGGAATGCTGCGGACTACTTGGAAAATCCGCCTTATTCAGCAGCCGTGGGTGAAGATGTCTATGGTATGTTGGGCAGGGTCACTACCAAGCCCAAGAATCGTAAGTACGGGCCACTTGGGACCAAAGAGCCGCAACCGCGCAAGAAGTCGTAACCGATACTACATCATATAGGAGTACGTAGATGAGTGAAGCAGTTGACCACCCGGCACATTACGGGGGCAAGGACAACCCATACGAAGCCATCAAGGTAATAGAGGCGTGGCAGTTGGGGTTCAACCTTGGTAATGCTGTGAAATACATTAGCCGCGCTGGAAAGAAGGGCGCGGCACTCGAAGACCTCAAGAAAGCGGCGTGGTATTTGAACCGCGAGATCCAGGGCAGAGAAACGGAATGACGACCTTACGACAGCGGAGCACACAAGCGTTCGATGAATTGATGCCCCTGCTCCAAGAATTTGTTTACAGCCCTGATGACACAGGGAAGCCCAGTGCGCGGGATGCGTTCACAAGTGTAGTCCCTCAGTACCAAACCGCAGCGGCTAGTGCAGGTAGCTTGCAGGCAATGGCCTATCGGGAGATGGGCGGGAAGGCAACCAACACCCGCAATCCATTTAGAAGCCAGCCCACAATGAGTGACTTGCGGATTGATGTTGAGCTTGCTGCCCGAAAGGTGTTGACCCCGGCAGAGAACCGTTACTTTCTACAGCATTACCTACAAGAGTTCCTAAGTATTGCAGATGCTAACGACCCCACCGACTGGGAATTAGGTGCAGACAAGTACATGGTCGCTTTCCTGGATACCTTTGATTACCGAGATAGGGACGCAGTACAAGCCTATGACTCGGGGATTAGGGAAAAGTTGGGGTCTGCTTTTATCAAGACTGGGTTGTTCCCCCTGAGTTCGTATTTTGAGAGCCGGGATTGCCGGATTAAAAGAGAGAAGGTCTGACCATGAACTACGGTAACAAGTTCCTTCAGATTTACATTACAGCCGCACTATTGCCGGTCATTCTGGGGTACGCGGCATTGTGCGCGGTGCTGTACGGTATTGCTGCGATCACTGAGGAAATCGAGGACGTGTGGGGCATGAACCAGTGAGCGCCTGGACAGGACGGATTCACACCTTCTCAGGCAAGCGGTTTGCACCACTCAACCCCGACCCTGATGACATCTGCATAGAAGACATTGCCCACAGCTTGTCACAACAATGCAGGTTCACGGGCCACACAAGGAAGCCGTACTCGATTGCACAGCATTCCTACTTGGTTAGTGTCAACTGCGCCTCTGAAGACGCTCTGTGGGGCTTGATGCACGACGCAAGTGAAGCCTACCTGTGTGATATTGCAAGCCCTGTGAAACACAGCGATGAAATGGGCGGGTATCGGTTGGCAGAACTAAACCTAATGGAAGTTATTTGCCACAAGTACGGTCTGCCCCTGGATATGCCGGAAAGTGTCAAGGTTGCAGATCGCCGGATGCTGATTACAGAAGCACGGGATTTGATGCCTCCTGCTGATTGGTATGAGTTGGCAGACTGTTACGGCTTTACTGTCTTCCCTTGGTCGGCTGTGTTCAGTGAGCGCAAGTTTTTAGAGAGATATGAGGAGTTGACGAGTGGCAAGTAATGCAGCGCGTGCAAAGGCGAAGGCCAAGCAGGAAGAGTTGGAAGCGGACCCGGATTATGTAGCGCCTGTTGTTGAAGGCGACAAGCATAAGTTGGTGGAAGCGGCCATCAAGTCCATTAAGAAGGATGGGGGCTGTGCGTTTGAGCGGATGAAGGACAAGTCCAAGGAACTGCACCCGGTTCTACCCACTGGGATATTTGGGCTTGACCATCACATCATCGGGTCCGGTGGATTCCCTCGCGGGAAGATTGTTGAGTTGTTTGGTGCCCCAAGCGCGGGCAAAGGCACGCTCCTGTCCCAGTTGATCGCCAATACGCAGAAGGTGAACCCAAGCGCGGACATTGCTTACGTAGATGCGGAGGCGGCGTTTGACCACAGCTACGCGGCTGCTCTTGGAGTAGACACGGACAATCTGCTGATTGCAGAGCCAAATTATGGAGAGCAGGCGTTGCAAGCTGCCCTAGATGTTATAGAGACGGGCGGGATGACCCTAGTTGTCATTGACTCCGTGGCCGCGCTAGTGCCCCGCGCAGAACTCGAAGGAGAGATCGAAGACGCCCACATGGGGCTTCAGGCACGCATGATTGGTAAGGCGTTGCGCAAGATGACTGGGATTGCCAGCAAGACGGGAACCTGTGTGGTGTTTGTCAACCAGTTGCGGGCGACCATGAACGCATCCTTCGGCCCCAAGTCGGATACGCCCGGTGGGAGGGCACTCAAGTTTTACTCCAGTGTGCGCCTGAGCGTAGACAGGATTCAGCAGTACAAGGAGAAGGACAAAGAAGTTGGCAGTGTGACCAAGGTTCAGGCCAAGAAGAATAAGACCTTTCGACCCTTCCTGGAAATGGACATGAACCTCATGTTTGCAGAGCCGGGGCAGCAGCCGGGGTTTGACAGCACAATGAGCCTCGTGGATCTCGCTATCAAGCATGGTATCTGGGTCAAGGATGGCAGCAAGTACGTGTTGGTGTCTACGGGCGAGTTGGTTATGGGTAAGGTCAATCTGCGGGATGGGTTGAATGATAACAAGAACTTGAAGAAGATCACGGCTGAAGCAACCCTAGTGGCTATGAACAAGACTCCTGGATATATCAAGAGGGCGCTGCGTGGGTAAGAGACTGAGACTAATTGTTGGTTGTGAGTACAGTGGCAGGGTGCGGCAGGCGTTCAGAGAGAGAGGACACGACGCTTGGAGTTGTGACTTCCTACCATCTGAAGACAATAGCCCGTTCCACATTCAGGGGGATGTACTAGAGCACCTTGACGACGACTGGGATATGGGAATTTTCCACCCAACCTGCACATACAACAACCTTGCGGGAATTCAGTGGATGTACCATCCCAAGGATTCTCACTTGCTACCCGAGGAACGCAGGAGGCACCCAAAGTACCCCAACCGGATGATTGACTTCAAAAGGGAGACTGAATTCTTCCTCAAGTTGAAGAACTGCAAGATTCCGAAGACGTGTATTGAGAACTCCCAGCCTCACGGATTGGCAATGTCGGTGGTTGGTAAGTATACCCAGAAGGTGCAGCCGTGGATGTTTGGTGACCCATTCAAGAAGGGCGCTTGCCTGTGGTTGAAGAATCTGCCCAAGTTGGCGGCTACGGCCATTGTGCCGGTGCATCTGCGGAAAGCTGAGTGTCACTTGGCATCACCTGGTCCCAACCGCTGGAAAGAGCGGAGCAGGACTTATGAAGGAATTGCTACTGCGTTTGCTACACAGTGGGCTTAACCGATAGTACATAGCGAAGGAGACATTATTACCTGCATAGTCGGCTGTGTCAAAGACGGTGTAGTAACGATTGGTGCAGACTCCCTGGGAGTTGCAGGGCTGTCCAAAACTACCCGCAATGATGTCAAGGTGTTCCATCGCGGCCCTTTCGTGATTGGGTTTACTTCTTCCTTCAGGATGGGGCAGGTATTGCAGTACAGCCTCAAGACCCCGCACCACCCTGACGGCATGGATGACCACGAATACATGGTGACACTGTTTGTAGACAGTGTGAGGGAGTGCTTCAAGGCTGCTGGTATCGCACGCAAGGCGGATGACATTGAAAGCTGTGGCAGTTTCCTAGTCGGTTATAGGGGCAAACTGTACCACGTAGAAAGTGACTACCAAGTAGGCGAGAGTGTTGACGCCTATAGTGCGGTTGGTTGTGGTACAGACCTTGCATTGGGCAGCATGTACACAACTGAATGGGACGACCGCACGGCGGAAAGCAGGATCACGATTGCCCTTGACGCAGCCTCAAACTTTTCAGCCGGGGTAGGCGGTCCCTACCATTTTGTATCCTCGGAGGATAAATGATTCACATACACATCCCCTTTAGCTTATCAGCAGAAACAATCTTCCTGATTCGCGCAGGTATCCTAGCGGTTTCTACCGCAGTGCTTGCAGTCAGGTGGAACCGCTGGACAATTCGCAGGATGCTCAAGGAGGAATTCGTTCGCCAACTCTTTCTGATGGAGATGGGAACCGTGCCTGAGAAGTACAGGGAGCGTAACAAAAAGTGGTGGAGGAGAGGCCAGTGAACCCCAAGATCCTGCCCACAGTCATGGTAGTGCTGTCTGTCCTTGCTTCCGCGTGCTACTTCTACACCAAAGACGTTAGGCACGGTATCTACTGGCTTGCGTCTGCCGTACTCATTGCGTCCGTTACGTACTGAAACCCTTACCCCATACATAGATAGGAATACAGATTTGAATTGGTCTAACTTAGGCAAGATTGTCTTTCGTAGGACATACAGCCGCGTGCAGGGTGATGGAACAAACGAGTCGCTTAGGCAAGCGGCAGAGCGGGTCATTGCAGGAAATGTCAAAGGATTGAATGTACCGGAATCTGAGCAGAAGGAACTCCTGCGGCTGCTCATGGAGAACAAGGCCGGTCCCGCTGGAAGGGGATGGTGGTTTTCAGGAGCGGAAGCACAAGACAAGATTGGTGGGGCTGCATTAAACAACTGCTGGTACCTCAATGCAGCAGAGTGGCAGAACTACATCATCGCCCAAGACCTCTTGATGCTGGGTGGCGGGGTGGGCCTGAGTGTCGAACACAGGTTTGTGAGCAAGCTGCCCAAGATTAAAAAGGGCGTTGTCATTGTTCACAAGTTGACGAAGGACGCTGACTTCATCGTACCGGATAGCCGCGAAGGGTGGAACGAACTCATCTACCGTGTGCTTGAATCTTACTTCGTTACCGGCAAGGGGTTCACGTACTCCACGATTTGTGTGCGCGGAGCAGGGGAAGCCATTGTTGGGTTCGGCGGTGTGTCATCCGGTCCCTTGGACCTCACCAAACTCGTAGCAACCTTGGGGACAATTCTGAACCCTCGTGGTGGTAAGAGTGTACGACCCCTGGATGCTGCCGACATCATCTGTGCTATCGGGGAGATGGTAGTGTCTGGGAACGTCAGGCGCTCTGCCATCCTGATTCTTGGGGATGCTTGGGACAAGGATTACCTCAAGGCCAAGCGTTGGGATCTCGGCGTACTGCCTTCTTATCGAGGCAAAGCCAACTTCTCAGTCGTGTGCGACGACATTGATGACGTTCACCCGTTGTTCTGGAAGACATACGAAGAAGGCGAACCATTCGGCATCCTTAACCGTAGCAACATACAGAAGTATGGTCGCATGGGAGAACTCAAGGCAGACAAGGCGGAAGGGGCAAATCCTTGTCAGCCAGCATGGGCTACCGTGCTCACTCCTGAAGGTATCCGGCAGTTCAAAGATATTGACGCGGGAAGCACGATCTGGTCTGGTAGCAAGTGGACAAAGGTTGTAAAGAAGTGGAGCACGGGGCAGAAGCCGGTTCGCGCCTTTGCAACCAGAGCGGGCACCTTTTATGGGACTGGTAATCATAAGGTTGTCAGCAATGGGGCCAAGGTTGAAGCCTATGACGCGGTGACTATTGATACCGTCCAGGGTCCAAGTAGATTCTCCCTTAACCGATATGCCATGGACGTTATGGACGGATTGGTTATCGGTGATGGGACTGTCCACGAGGCATCAGGTAACTTGGTCGGCCTTGATATTGGTGTGAATGATGGGGATTACCACACGAGTGAGATACGTACCTTGATTGGCCGTGCGCGTCCAGGCGTGAGTGAACACTTTTGGGAGATTACGACTACGGTTACACACGATGAACTCCCGAGAACATTCCTGCGCGAAGTTCCCGAACGGTTCAAGCAAGGGGACGAAGCAACTGTTTGTGGGTTCCTGCGTGGTTTGTTCTCTGCCAACGGTTCTATTGCTGGTGGGCGGGTAACGCTGAAGCAGTCAAGTTTCAAGATGATCGAAGATGTTCAGCAAATGCTCTCGGGAATCGGCATTAGGTCGTATTACACATGCAACAAGGGTAAGGCAGTTAAGTTCTCGAACGGGACATACCAGTGTAAGGATTCATTCGACCTCAACATCCTCACCGACCGTGTAGCCTTTGCAGAGCGTATCGGGTTCCTTCAAGGGTACAAGAACGCTGCACTCGCTAAGGCCATCGCTTCAGGCCAGCAGATTGAGAAGAAAACACCCAAGAGCAGTTACGAAGTCAAGGAGGTTACATCTCTAGGTGTGCAGGAAGTGTTCGACATTATGGTTGAGGACGAAGCGCACACGTACTGGACGGGTGGCCTACTTGTTTCCAACTGTGTCGAGGCTACCCTAGAGCATGGCGAACCCTGCAATCTAACTGAGCAAGCACTTTGCAACCTGAATGGCCCGCAAGAGTTCTTCGGGGCGAGCCGGTTGATGCACAGGTGGGCAAAGCGGGTAACTATGGCTCGCTACCATCACAAGGTGTCTGCCGATGTAGTTGCACGCAATAGGCGCACGGGTGCTGGTATCACGGGCATCTTGAACTCGCCTTTGTACACGCCTGACATCCTGGATGAAGCCTACAAGCAAATCCAGATGGAGGACATTGCATACTCTGCACAGTTGGGGGTTCCTCTTAGTGTTCGCACTACAGTAGTCAAGCCGAGCGGCACACGTTCCAAGGTCATGGATTGTGGGGGCTACGAAGGCGCACACGCGCCCCTGAGCCGCTACATGATCCAGCGGATTAGGTTTGCTGCTAGTGACTCGCTGGTACCCCTCCTGAGAGCCGCAGGACACCATGTAGAGTTTGACATCAAACTAGACGGCAAGAGGGATCACAGCACGGTCGTAGCTGAGTTCTACGTTGCTGCCCCTGTGGGTTATCCAGTTGTGGACGAAGGCTGGGATACCTGGAAGCAGTTGGATACCTTGAAGCTGCTGCAAAAGCATTGGGCAGACCAAGCCGTGTCGGTCACGGTTTACTACAAGAAGGAAGAGATCCCGCAGATTAGGGCATGGCTGGCTGACAACCTGCAATACATCAAGTCCATTAGCTTCCTGCTGGAGACAGGACACGGGTTCAAACTCGCACCCAAGGAAGCCATCACCCGTGAAGAGTATGACCGCCTAAGCAAAAATATCAAGCCCATTGCTCTGGATGATATATCGGATGGAGAGATGGAAAGCCAGGAGTGCGCGGGAGGGTTATGCCCAATCAAGTAAGCAAGCACAAAGATCACTGGGTGGGCGGAAAATGCGCCTGCCCTCTCGATGGTAAGTGTATCGAGTGCGGCAAACCTTGTAACGACCATGACCTTGTGGCCGACTACCATTGGTGCAACGAATGTATCAACCGTGCATTGGACAACGATGCAACTGGGTTCAAAGGAGAATGATGACTAAGTACGTGCTGGGATTTATGTTTGATGGTGATCGTGTTGCGCTTATTAGAAAGAACCGCCCCAAGTGGCAGAATGGGTTGCTCAACGGTGTCGGTGGGCATGTAGACGCAGACGAAGATGATATATGTGCTATGACGCGGGAATTCTGGGAAGAGACAGGGATGCGAACTAGGCCGGGTAGTTGGAAACCATTTGCCACTCTAAAGGGGGATGGGTTCGATGTTCGGCTTTTTGTTGCGGCAGGAGATGTGGCCTCACTCAAGACAACGACGGATGAAGCTATCGTGGTCATTCCCTACAAGGAAATTAGTGAGCAGAATGCTGTGTCGAACCTCGTGTTCTTGCTGCCCATGGCTAAACGGCGGTTGGACGGGAAGCTTGAGTACCTAGGTATTACGGAGATAAACTAGGTGCTTAGAATCCTATTCACAGACGGCTCAAAGAGAGAAATCGACGCAGACGATTTTATGTGCCCGGAGAAGATAACGCTGTTTCGCAAGAGGAACCCCAAGGGGGAAGATGGTCGCCCACCTGAGACCCGCTTTCGGGTTGTGGAGCAAATCAAGACTGTCCGCATCAGGGACATCCAGGAAATCAGAAAGTAAAAAGTAGCAAAATAAAGGTTGTTTTAATCCTAGACAGGGTGTAGTATCAAAACATCGACCGGAGGACACAGCATGAGCATTGCATCTCGATTCGCAGCCATCAAAACCGCATGGGCTGGGTTTGTCAAGCGCAACGTTGTTGACGACAACCCATTTACGTACCAAGAAGAGGTTACAGCTTGGGCGCAACGGGATGCTGCATTGGTCCCAGCATTGGCACGCCCCTATACCATCCAAGGCAGGTTCCTGGAGTTTCACGCAGCCAACCCGCAGGTTTACGAGAATTTGGTTGAATTGGCGTATGCTGCCAAGGATGCAGGGTTCAAGTGCTACTCCATCAACTCCCTTGTGGAACGGCTTCGCTGGCACTACAACATTGATATCCGCACGGATGGGTTCAAGATTGACAACTCCTTTCGCGCAAACTATTCAAGGCTGATTATGCAGCAGGAACCGGGGCTGGCCGGATTTTTCCATACCAGAATTCAGACTGCGGCTTAACCGATACACCATGGATGATAATTATGAAGCGGCAGAGCCTAAAGAAACTGCTCAAACTTGTTAACAAATCGTTGGCCTATGAGTCGGCTAGGGCAGTCCGACCCGCTGGCCTTCTCTATGTAACGCGCACAGATTTGTTGACATTGGCGGCTGGGAACATCCAGGACGCTATAGATATCAAAAGGGAGAAGCGGTGAACGAGAACCTTACTTACAGCAAAAACGGCCTGCACTTGACCGAAGGGTTTGAAGGCTGCCGTCTCACGGCGTACAAAGATGTAGCGGGAGTCTGGACCTGCGGTTACGGCCACACTGGCCCCGATGTTCACATGGGGCAGACCATTACCCCGGAACAAGCGGCTGCATTCTTGATGCAGGATATCCAAGTGGCTGCCAAAGCTGTCAAGCGGTTGGTCACTGTACCCGTGTCACAGAATGTTTTTGATAGTTTGGTTGATTTCACATTCAACTGCGGACAAGGCAACATGGCTCACTCCACTCTGTTACGCATGGTAAACACAGGGGATCTCAAAGCCGCTGCCAATGAGTTTGAGAAGTGGGATAAAGCAGGCGGCAAGGTGGTAGCAGGTTTGCTCCGTCGCAGACAAGCAGAGGAGGCCGAGTTCAATGGGTAAGGATGAAACGTATGTACGGAGTGTGTGGGAGCGTGTTGATTTCTTCTTAGCGAGTAAAGACTTTAATCAGCCTCAAGCGGTTATCTGGGTTGGTGATGACGCCCATAGATTTCCAGATTACGCCGCAGCCGCCGAGTTCACCCGCGAGCACGAAGAGAAGGTGAGGCTGTTGCGGCGGGATATCAGGTGGGTTCATAGAGCAGCGTCGCCTGAATGGGAAGACATCATTACAGAGGGTGATGATGTTTACAACGTAAAGGAAGAAGTACGAGATGCGTGTAGTCAGGCTCGCGTCCTCTCCCTGCTTACATCCGAACTCACCCGCCTCACTACCGGCATGAAGGACACGTTCAATGGGTAAGCCACAGACCAAATTGAGTTGGATCAACCGGGGCGCTGCCGAGAAGATCAACTGCTTACAACTCCACAGGCAGACCAAAGACCGGCTTATGACTTCTGCCATCACCATCAAGGTTGCTGCTAGTGAAAGCACTCCAGATGGCATGGCACTCAGGGGGGCTATCATATCTGTTCCTTGTGTGGACCGGCCCTTGAGCAACTACTGTGAAGAACCATGGGACGATTTCTGCGTCTATATTACCTACACATACGATGGCTATTCCCCCTATGACCTGCTGACTCGTGGTGAGTTTATTGTCCAGACGCTCGATATTTGGGAATCTATGTACGCAAGGTTGGAAAAGTTGAACCCCACGGTGGCTGCGGAGATCCAAGTTGCATCCGCCTACCTCCGTAGTTGCTACCTCTTGCCCGAGCTTATAGACATGCAGAGCACGATAAACGAGATTGACGAGATTGTAGTTCCAATCGGGGGTACGCCCATTGCGTAAACCCAAACACCCCAGTCTTACGATGACACAAACTAGCCTGGAGACATTGGGGCGCGAATGGCAGACCCGGCTCAACCTCAACAACTGGAGTATCGTCTTCCACCTTGTTGACCAAGATGCAATTGAGGAGTGCTACGGAACTAACAACTACTTTTCTCCAGCCTTGCGGTCGGATGTCAGCATTTTGGACCCCGCTGACAACACATCGGACAATCCTGGAGACCCCGTGTATATCCCAGAGGTCACGCTTGTTCACGAGTTGCTGCACCTGACTGTGAGCCAGTTGGACCCAAGCCAAGAGTTGCTGCACATTACTGAGCAAACTATCGAGACATTGGCTGTGGCTCTTGTGTCCGCGAAGTATGGGCAGGTATGTGTCAGAGAGTTCTATCCATTTTACGAAAGTTAACCCAAAATACGAGGAGATTCAAATGGCGAAGTTTGTTATGGAAAACGACGAGGTTGAAATCACTCCGATTAAGTTCAAGGCTGGAGTTGACGCATACGGAGATTTTGTTGTCCGCGCGAATGATATTGACCTGTTTTACATCGACGCCGCCACAGGGACGTTCGTGTTCTACTGCCTTGGGGATTCGGAGATATCTGAACTGACTAATGCTGGTTTACATTTCAACGAGCGTAGTGAACTGGTAGTGACGCCGTGATTGCCCTCGCCCTGCTGTTCCTATTCATCCCCAGACAGGCGGCTCCTCCTGCACAACACGCAGAGACAGTTTTGGTGCAGCCTGCTCCAAGTCCCCACGACCTCACCCTGTACAACCAACGGGGTGAGCAAGTCGCCAAGTGTCAGATTGTGGATGACGGGCAAACCATTAAGGACTGCAAGATCCAGACGGGGTACACCTTGGATGACGTGTTCACAGCTTGGGCAGACGCTCTCAAGCTACTGGAGAGTGAAGTACCGGACAAGGGGAAGGGACAATAAATGACTACGTACAAGGGCAGAGCAGTGCATTCAATTGGACCGAATGGGTGGTGTTTTCTGTTTCCCATATGTCCTATTTGCAAAGTCAATGACGGCTTCCACTCCTATGGTAAAGACGAAGACTGCCCCTGCTTCAAAGGCTGTCGCCTCTGCCTGAAGTGCTGTGAAGTCCTATTTAAGTTCACGTCGGTTTCCCGAGGGGCTAAACTTCGGAGGCAAATCGGGGCGCATGTAAGGCGTGTAAGAAAAGCGCACAGAGTGGCATACCTATGAGAACGATCATTGCGGGTAGTCGTGGAATCACGAAGATGAAGTTCGTCCAAGACGCTATGAACGAAGCATGGGAGCAAGAAGGCATCTCGGCAACCTCTATCGTGTCTGGTACAGCAGCAGGGGTAGACACACTTGCAATCAAATTTGCAGACGCCTACAACCTACCTTGTGCCAAGTTTCCCGCAGACTGGAACACACATGGAAAATCTGCGGGTTACAAGCGGAATGTAGTGATGGCGGAGAATGCAGACGCATTGGTTGCTATTTGGGATGGCGAGTCTAGGGGCACCCAACACATGATCAACATTGCTAGGGCTAGGGGGTTGAAGGTCTACGTCAAGACGGTTTGAGGTAGACAGCAACCTCTATCCGTGTTCTACTTTGAGTCCAAGGGAGAACACCTATGAGCGTTGACACCATCCTGGAAGCAATCGATGCCAAAATTGGCACCCTTCAGCAAGTCCGCAATTTACTCACGGGCGGGTCGATGAAGGCATTCACGTCATTCAAATCACCTGCCCATAATGGCGGGAACGGCTTTGTCCGCTCCTTGGTTACGAGCAGCAAACGACGAGGCACGATGTCTCCTGAAGCCAGAAAGCGAATCGGGGAGGCTACCCGCAAGCGGTGGGCAGAGCGGAAGAGACTCGCGGCTGCATCTGCGGTAGGTGCGGCTGCAAAAGTGACAGCGGCTAAACGCAATGGCAGCAAGGCAAAGAAGACGGCTGCAAAGAAGTCACCATCTGTTGTGACCCCAAGCTAGATCCCCACAAGCAAGACCCGAGACCCCTTCCGAAAGGTTGGGGTCTTTTTGTGCATATTAAGCAAATAAATTGTTGACAGAATCGGCCAAGGCGCGTAGTATCGGGATTGTTGAAGGAGCTTGACATGAATGGCACTAAACTGAAGGCGCTGGGAGTCACCATGTCCCGCCTTTTAAACCAAGCCGGTATATTCGCGGCTGCGCTTGTTGTGCGACACGGCTGGAGGGTGATGTGAAGGATGTAAAGCAGTGCTAATCGTCGGAGACATCCACGGCAAGACCAACAGCTACCTCAAGCTGCTTGAACACTACAAGGAGCCTAGTGTCCAGATTGGGGACTTCGGGGCGGGGTTCGTACCCATTCCTGTCCTGCCCCAAGATGCTTGGTTCTTCCGGGGCAACCATGACAGCCCAAAAGCGGCTAGGGAATCTCCATACTACCTCGGGGATTGGGGAATGCGGACGGTGGGCGGGGTTACCTTCTTTTTCCTAGGCGGTGCATGGTCGATTGACCAGTCCATGCGGATTGAGGGCCGGGACTGGTGGAGAGATGAAGAACTCTCGATTGCAGAACTGAATACCGCATTTGATGCCTACTGCGAAATCAAGCCTGACATCGTGTTGAGCCACGACGGTCCCAAGGTCGCCACCGGGATTCTACTCAACAAGTTTGCGTTGCACAAATCGGAGCCGTTCAGATCCCGCACGGGGCAGGCACTTGATGCCATGTATGACTTCCATCAACCCCTGAAGTGGGTGTTCGGCCACTGGCACATGCGTTGGAGACAGACCATAGGCAGAACGGATTTCAGGTGTTTGGAAGAACTGGGTTGGTGCCAGATCAATACCACAAAGGATGGAGCAAAATGAACTTCGACGAACTCGTGGGAAAAGAATTTGATTTTTACGGCGTGGACAACAACTGCTTCAAACTTGGAGACACCATTTTCGAGGCTGTTGAAGACGAAGATGATGGCTACCGCTCCTGCATGAAGGAAGTCCTGATTCGCACGGATACAGAACACGGCTTAATCTTCTTCCAAAGGCCCGTTGCAGAAGTCCGCGTAGCGCCTGCCACAGAACACGACTTCGACGGGTACATGTTGATCGACACCAACGACGGGCACAAATGGTTCAAGTTTGGGACGGCAGACAGCAGTGACTACTATCCTTGTTTCCGAGTCGAGTACAACCCCAAGCCGCCAAAGGAACCAGCAATGACAGTCAAACGTGCGCAGGAGATTGTCAGATCCAAGCACCCACAAGCGATTACTGGGATTGTTCGGGGAACCGCATGGCTTGCTGTGAAGAACACGCCCCATGGGACCGTCATCAGCGGCTACCACGATACGAAAGGCTTGGCGTGGAAAGACGCCGCCCAACGGATTCTCCAGAAGCGCACAAATTAACAGTAACCTGTATAATCGGGTCCACACCGCCTGCCGCCTGCTTCCAGTTGTTTACCATGTCAGCCACCGTTTGGGGATACCATGCAGACTCAGACTCGGACTTTAGTCGGTTCCAAAAAACGGATTGTCAGCATTCAGGTTTGCCGAGGCTTGGCGGCATCCGTAGTCATCCTCTCCCATCTCTCTGAGTTCTCCAACAGGTATCTCAAACTCCGGTTCACCGATGGATTACGCACGGGTGATATCGGCGTTGACATATTCTTCGTAATCAGCGGCGTGGTCATTGCCCTCGTAACCATTGGGAAATTTGGCAGCCGTCGCAATGCCATCACCTTTATCCATCACAGGTTTGCTCGCATTTACCCCGTGTTTTGGATCTACTTCATCTTGGTTGGCGTAATTTACCTACATAATCCCGCGACGGTTAACGCCATCGGGGAACGCACCCCCAACCTCTTTTGGGGCTTCTTTCTCATACCTTCGCCGGGGCACCCACTTCTGATCGCGCAGGCATGGACACTGACACACGAAGTCTGCTTCTACTGCATCGTCTTTCTGTTGATGCTTGCCGTTCCAGAACGCCGTGTTGGTTGGTGCCTACTCGGTTGGGGTGCGCTCATTACTGTAGCAAAGGCACTCTCTTGTGTCTTCACAAACCCCCTGCTCTCCTTGCTGGCATCCCCTCTGAACTTCGAGTTCCTATCGGGTTATCTGTTGTTCTTCATCTACCGCCACACTGCTCTGCACAGGCACGCCGGTAAGGTCATTCTGGCTGCGTCTGTGATCTGGCTGGCTCTGATTACGTCGTGGTCCGTTGCTGCCCACGGCTTGACGCATTGGGTTGAGCAGGATGCCTGGAACCGTGTCTACTTCTGGGGACCGTTCGCATTTTTGTTCGTCTGGGGCGCAATGGAACTCGAACGTAATAGTACGCGAAAGATCACAAAGTTCTTTGTAAACCTCGGGGACTGGTCATACTCGATTTACCTTTCACACGTCGTAGTCATTCACGCCGTGGGCCGTCCACTTGCACACAGGTTGCCACACACCCTCCCTACGTTTTTGCTCATCTGTGCCATTGTGCTTCCTGCGTCAATTGCTGTTGGCGCTCTGAGCTACAGGTTTATGGAACTCCCGCTTATGGCGCTGCTCTACAAACGGGAATCAAAAAGGGTTGTGGCGGGTGAACCAGCGGCGGTAGTTCCCGCACAGGGGTGATAACCACAACCACGATCCCAGAACTGAGCAAAATTGACCATACGTGATTTCCCTAGGGGGGAAATAATTGGCAGCAATCACCCCCGACATTGGGTGAAATCCCCTGGGAGGTTTCCAAAATGACGACAGCCATACGCGACCAGAAAGCAGTCAATTCAGCTAATTCAGCTAATTCAACCAACTCCACCGATGCAACCAACGTGGCAGTCAACACGACCCACACGCCGCAAGAACAAGACGCATTCCGCCAAGTCGTTGTTCGACACACCCAGAACTGCAAAATCAGCGCGAACACATTGGAGTACATCTTGGGCAAGATCGCCAAGTCCGAAGACCCCGCTGTGGTCGCCATTCTGCCCAAGGCTGTGGATCTCGTTGCTACCATGCGTGCCGATACTTCCACATTCGATACACAATGTCGCAACTACATGAAGGCGTGGGGCACGAACGGCCCTGGTAACAATCACGGCGCCTAAAGCAACCTCCCTCATCTGTGAGCAGACGGCCCTTGTCCACATCCGTGGGCAGGGGCTTTCTGTTTTCATACGCCTTACACACTGACTCGGCTGAAGTCCAACTCCAGGGATTTCAAGGCAGCCCGTGCAAGTTCCGCATCCTCTCCGCTTCCATCTGCAATCTGTTCAAGTACGGCCTGGAAAAGCGTGTCCTGCGCCATTCGCTGTGCGACATGATCGCCGCCAATCTCTGTGGTCATCCCAAGCACACACCGCTCTACGTCCGCTGCCGTGATCTTCTGGCCCATGCGCCCTCCTAGTATGCAACCGATGGAATCATTGTTGGGCACGAAAGTCAATGTGGGCCGGGTGAAGTAGGTGTACCGTCGTGACACAGAATGGCGCCACCACGCTCTCCACAGCCCCAGGAGGATACTCAGCCCCACCTTGTATACTCAAGGCTGTCTACGGGGCACGAAAATAGCCGCATAGCGTGCAAAGCCAGCGACCAAAAACCGATGCTCTACTCCCATATCTGCGTTGGAGTCCGTTGTAGGGTCACTACTTCTCCGGTTTGCTGCAACTTGCTGACTACTCCTGAAGACTCGAAAGTATTGAAAACATTGCGTGTCGTCGGTAACCCCAATTGAATCAGGGCGGGTTTCTACAGCCGAATCGGTTTCCTAAACCGCAGGCCGTTGGTTCAAGTCCAACCGGGGCCACCATATAAACCCTACAGAATGAAACAGATAGCACGAAACAAACAAAGATTTAATACGACATCGAAAATGAGAGTGTCCGCAGAGGGGTCATTGGTGCTAAACTCTGCGCATGGCTACCAAAATGGCGCAAAAGGCAACAAAACCCCGTGTGGTAAAGACACCTGTAAAGAGCCGGGGAGTGTTTGAAAAGATCAAGGGTTCCGGTATTTGGTGGATTCGGTACTTCGATGCCAACGGTCAGAAGCACAGGGAGAAAGTAGGCCGGAAGTCGGATGCCATCAGCCTCTACCAACAGCGCAAGACGGAGATCCGCGCTGGGGCCAAGATGCCTGCCAACCTTCGGCGCAAAGGTGAGACCCTGGGAACTGTGCTGGACCGTGCGCTGGCTTGGTATGTGTCCCACCGCCCCAAGAGTGTCCGAAGCGCGACCACCCATTTGACGGCCTTCAAGGACTCGTTGGGAGACAGAGTAGCCGCCGAACTCACACCCCGTGATGTTGACGAGTGGATTAGTTCTCACACAGAGTGGTCGCCCGCTACGATGAACCGATACAAGACGACCTTGAGCCGTGCGCTTCAAGTCGCGCTGGTCTCGGGGCATTTGCAAAGGAATGTGGCGCGGCTGGTCACATCCCGCAAGGAAGACAATTCAAGGGTGCGGTGGCTGACGGATGGGGAAGAAACCAAGCTGCTCAAAACCATGAGTCCAGAATTGACGGACATTGTGTTGTTCGCTATGGACACAGGTGCCAGGAAGGGGGAGCAATTTTCGTTGACGTGGGATTCCATCAGCTTCAAGCGGCGGGCAATCTTGTTGACCAAGACGAAGAACGGCAGCGACCGGGAAATCCCCATGACGGACAGGTGCTTTGAAATCCTAGAGAGGCTGCACAAAGACAAGTCCGAGACACACAACCGCGTCTTCCAAGCCAGATGGACAGACGCACCCTTGAAGAATCCCAGGAAGGCATTTGATCTGGCTGTACAGAAGGCTGGGATTAAGGATTTCCACTACCATGATCTGCGCCATACATTTGCATCTCGGTTGGTAATGGTCGGGGTGGATCTCTACACGGTGTCTAAACTGCTCGGCCACTCGTCAATCGGAACTACGCAACGTTATAGCCACTTGTCTCAAGAACGTCTCGCACAGGCGGTTTCCGTACTGAACGCGAGGAAGAAAAGTTAAGGAACGCATCGCTGCCAAAGTACACCAGTGCCGCCTCATCATAGAGCATGGCGGCCTCCTCCGGTGTGCTACAAGTGCCAAGAATCATCAGGACATTGTTTACACGTATTCTCGCCCTATATTTGGATGCGTGTTTCTGCACACCCTTGAACCCGGTCATTGTATGGGGAGGCGCTTTCAAAGCCATTTTCTTCATACGCGCCGCACGGACCGTGTGATCTTGGTTTTGCGCCTGCTCCTCCCTCGTTGCCCAATGGATGTTCCCTGGTTCGTAATGACCATCATTGTTTCTGCGATCCACGGAATGACTCGGGGATGGCCGCTCCCCCAACTCGTCGGCAAACTGTTTCAGGCTCGAAAAACAAAACTCGATTCCTCTTCCTCCGTATCGCCTGTAGGCTTGCGACGTGGGGTTCTGACATCTGCTCTTGGCACCGTGGTAAATGTTGAACACATCTGTGCCTGACATGTCGTGGGTTCGGCTCGCTTCCCCTAGTTGTGCCTTTTGCACACAACCACAACTTGTGGTTTCGCCTCTCCTCAGTCGTTGTCCTACTGTTGCGCACGCGGTGCCACAGTCGCAAAGACAGTTCCACACCACCTTGTGAGAGCCATTAGGTGTGATGTGTGCATTGGGTCGCTTCCCGATAACATGCAGTTTACCGAACCGTAGGCCGGTTAAGTTGATTAAAGTATTTCCCAAAATTATCGCCTTTTCTTATATGTATCATTTAAGGGCATGGACTAATAAACTACACTGTGTCTTTTCTGCTGAACTTCATTAGCTCTACGTGTTGGAGCAAGACCTTGCGCCCCTTGCGCCTTGCGGTCAATTCTTTGGTTGCGATGTAACGGTCGATGGAACTCAGGCTCATCGACAGCATGTTGGCGGCTTCGGCTCTCGTGTAAAGTATCTTTTCTGTGCTAGGCATGTGTCCCTGTCGTTTTCCTCTTGTTTCCCATTCTACACAGTCTTTGGATTAATGCAACATTTATTTTGCTACATTCTGCCACAAACACAAAAAGACCCTGCCTCCGATGTTTTGGAGACAGGGGCAGGGAACTCAATGCAAAAGGCTTACCAACGGTAAATCGTGTATTTGTCAAGGTACAGGATGGAAGATCCGGTCTTTGCGGTCCCATCCACTTGGAAGTTTCCAATCAGATGTCCGACCGGCCAACCCAAGGAGAATGCACCAAGGACCGTAGCATTGATGGGCGATTCTGCCCCATCCAGCCACACAGAGTGGTACGTCACAAACCCCAATGCATCCCGTGAATAGCTAATCTGTACATGGTGCCAAGTGTCCTTGGTCCACTTGGCGGGATTGCACAAGGCAGTAGATTTCAGCCAGTGCGCCTTATGGTTCTGGGGCGTTCCGCTGTTTTCACCGAACTCCCACACACCGGCGCTCCCAGCACATTGGAACGCGTAAATCACAGTGTCCCCGTTGGCGGCTACCTGATTGTTGTCCATTTCCAGGTTGGCGATGAGGCTGCCTGTTTTGATCCGCACATAGGAGTCATAGACAAAGTTCATGGCGTCGGGGTCGTTTCCGTAGGTGTCGGAGTAGAGTATACCTCCGTAGTAAGTAAACAAGGTATCAAACCGTGCTGCCTCACCACTGAGTGACGGGCTGCTCACAAGTGCCATAGACCCCGTTGCTGTGCCATTGGTGCCGGGATCGTATTTAATCTTCCATCCCGTGTGGGTCTGAATGTTTGTGACCTGTACTGCGTTGGGCGAAATGTACGGACTCAACCGCAGAATGGTGTAGCTTGCGCGAGCCAAGCCGCTGTTGGCGTATCCCGGTGCTACCGCCACGGACTCAATGACTGCTGAGACAGAAACCGTAATCGGTCCTGTGTACACCAATGACTTTGTAGTTGGGGCGGAACCATCCAAGGTATAGTGGATAACGGCTCCCGGTGTCCCATCCGACAGTTTGACATATTGCTTACCCGTATACGTACCGGAGGGTAGTGAAAACTTGGGCGTGGCGGTCATGGTGTAGGCGAATGCAAAAGATGTGAGGGCCGTTACAACCGCTAACGCAAGGAAATGCGGGGAAACGCGACGGGTGTTAAGTTTCATCAAGTAAGCCTCAATACAAACAAAAATAAAGGGGTGACCCGAAAGCCACCCCCCGGTGTTACTACTTACTGCCACTACTCGATTACCACGTAACCTCGGTCGGTGCCTCGGTCGGTGCCTCGGTCGGTGCCTCGGGCTGCACTTCGGGCTGCACTTCGGGCTGCACTTCGGGCACGGATACTTCGGGCACGGATACTTCGGGCGCTTTCTCGGCTTCTGCAATAAACGCATTAACCGCGCCGACAAACGCCGTGGCGTCGTCATGCAACATGCCACGACAAGCATTAACGTAGGTGTCTACTGCGGTCTTCAGGACTTCGATGGTCATTGGATCTCCTGGGATTTGTGATTAAAAGATGGGTGGTAGTAAATGGTCAAGATACATTACAACGGCATTGATGGTCGCCCTAATGCCCGTTTTCTTGTTTGGGTGCAAGAGATTGTGTACCTCGTCTGCCCCATCCTTTAGAATGCGGTTCCCTGACTCAGACATGCCCGCTACGCTGTCGATGGTCTTGGGGATGGATGGATTATCAATTACGGTCTTCAAATCGCTTACAGCGCCTTGTGTGGCTTCCAAAGTAACCTTGGTCTGAGTAAGAACCGGCTGGATACCATTTACGGCCGTAGTCACCGCATCAATGGCTTGCACACTATGCAATGTCAACTCGTTCTGGTTCTTGGTCAATGCATTTAGGGTGACATTGGCGTTGTCAATAGTATTCGATACCTTGGTGTTCATACTGTCAATAAAGAGCGATTCCTTCCTGCTAACTTTCTGCGCTTCATTGGCAGTCATATCCAAGTGGATGATCAGGTTCTTGCTGTTCACCAACACCTTATCCAAGAGTTGCTGGGTGTGGTCCAACTTAACGAGTTGCATGTTGACTTGCGCGGACGTAACTGAAATCGCGCTGCCCGCCTTGAGTGCAACCGTTCCTGCTGCGATACACAGGAAGGCTGCACAAATGAGGCAGACAAGTTTTGCAATCTGGATGCTTGTTGCTAATCGCGTTGCTAGGGTCATCTAATCCTTACTTCTTCAGGGTGAGCGCCAAGGCCGCGACCGAAGGGTAGGAAGCAACCAACTGCTTCACAGAGTCAATAACAGCAATGTCCAGACCGGCATCAGCAAGGTGCTGGTGGCTGGCCGCATTACCGGCTGCGAGTACGGAAGCAACCTCACCCAGAATCGCATAGCCCAGCTTCTCGAAAGGCAGAGCGAGCGTGCCATAGACGGGAACCGTAGCGGTCACGGTCTCCACAACGCCTTCGGTCTTCTGAATCTTGGGTAGATCGGCAACAACTTTGGAGTAGAAGGTGGCGAAAAAGTGTCCAACAGATTTGAACGCGAACATATAAGGCTCCTGTATTACGTAGGGTTGACTTGCGTCGAAGTTTGGACATCTACCGAAGTCGTAGCTGGTACCGTCGTGGGAATCTCAATATGAGCAACGTGAAGCTCTTTCTCGGCATAGGGAGCGAGGTTCATTGTTAGGC